AAGCAGGTAATCAGTCAATCGCAGGTAAGATTGCTGTTTCGCAAGTTGTATTTAATCGCGTATTAAACGATAATTTCCCTAATTCAGTATGCGAAGTCATCTACCAAGCAAAGTTAAGTAAGTGGCACCTCGCCAACGGTCGCGAAGTGCCGTTACGCCACAAGTGCCAGTTTAGTTGGTACTGTGATGGCAAATCTGATACGCCAGTTGACAGCGTTACTTGGGAAGAGTCATTGCGTTTAGCACAAACAATACTTGAGGCACAAGCATCGCCATATTGGACTGACTTCACTGACGGTGCTCTGTGGTATCATGCAGATTATGTGACTCCGTATTGGGCAAATTCACTTAATAAAACGAGCGTGATTGATGATCACATATTCTACAAATGAAAACTCCATTAAAACCATTAGCATATTCTAGACCGCCTCTCAATGTGTTCGGGAGGCAGTTGTATAACGGCATAGTCAACTTAAAATACCTTGACGAAAATAAAGAAGAAGTTGAGGTCAACATAACACTGGTGAAGTTTGACCCTGAAGCATATAAACCAGATCCTTCAGACGACGAAAATTTTTATCAGGTTTGGGATGTTGATGCCAAACGCTGGATAGAGTTTGACTGGCGAAACCTAACTGAATACAACGGGAGAGTTGACAATGCCAAGCGATCTTGATCACTTGCTAACACCTGCTCAAAAGAGAGCAAAGACCATGGAAGCAAAGAAGAAGTCCATGCTTGATCAGATGGGTGTTGAAGATCGCAAACCGACCAAGGTGAAGCGGAAACGTAAACCCATGACCCCTGAACAGAAGATCGCAGCAGCAGAGCGTCTCGCGCTCGCTCGCGCGAAGAGGAACGTCGGTAAGGAACCAAACGCACACCCTCGCGTGTTGGCATTTGATCCGGATCACCCTCTGTCGTATGTAAACAGCAAGGCGATACTCAAAGAGTGGCGCGAGAAGTTAAAAAGCATTCGCCATCAAAAAGATTCTAAGGATTCTAAACAGCGGCAAGAATACCAAATCGCCGAAGCATATGTTAAGAACCTTGGCATCTGGATTAGAGACGGTGTTTGGTGCGACCATAAATATGGTGCAGCAAGGCAAAACACCATGGAATATGTTTGTATTGCTCCAGCAAAAGACAAGGACGGTAATATCAAACGTGACGTTGGTACATACTATCCGGATATTCGAGCGGTATGGACTAAAGAGATGGCATGCGAAGTTTCATAATAACTCTGGAAAATATAGAATTTTCAAAGAGGAAAGCAGAAATTTGCAGAGAGTCTGCTAGGAAAGTTGGGTATAAACCAGAAATAGAAACTTTCTGGGGAGTGTTCGCTAGAGATTGGAGAAAACACCTCCCTAAAACTGCCAATACATATATGTGGAATCTGGTGAAAACAACAGATCCGATTGCGGGTTGTTTCGCCTCACATTATTTGTTGTGGAAAAAGTGTATAGAACTGAATGAACCCATATTGATATTAGAACATGATGCTCAGTTTATCAGGAATATCCCAGAAGATCTAGAGTTCGATAAATGTATAAACTTTGGAGCACCTTCTTTTTTTCGTGCCGACGATTGTAATTTTATAGAACCGAAAGAAGGAGTACATCCATTAAGAGACGATATCTTTTTCGGGCATCATGCTTATGCGATAAAACCTGAAGCTGCAACGCAGTTTGTACAAGACGTAGAACAAAGTAACAGAATGTTGACCCGTAATGACGTTTATATATGCAAGCAGCACTACCCTTGGTTGGAAGAATACTATCCTTGGCCAGTGGTGGCATATGAAAAACTTAGTACGGTTAATATTGACGGATTGAAGGTTGATCATAGTATTAACAGATTGGAAGAAAAAGTTACGGGTGATCATCTGGTGTTTAGAAAAAACCATTTCCCGAACATTGAGATCGACAGTCCTAATTTAAGGATTATGCATAACGAAATGAAAGAGGCATTAGGAATTAAAAATGGAAAATCCTGAACAGTATGTAGCGATACCGTTACAGATCTTTAACAAAGTTGTTGAATACCTTGGCAATAAACCTTTCAATGAAGTCAGCGTCCTTATGGAAACATTGAAGGAAAATGCTAGAGTTATAGAGACTACTCCGGAGCAAGAACAGGAGGAAGCAGTTGATGAATGACGAAATAGTAGAAATAGAGTTTATGACCAAAAGCAAGTTTGGCAAACTCATAGAAGGCATTGTTCGTGATAAAAAGTTATCTTACATTGATGCTATTGTGTATGCTTGCGAGGAACACAACATTGAGATAGAAGATTCTAGGAAATATGTGAACGTTGCGCTCAAGCAGAAGATAGAAGCGGAAGCGATGCAATTAAATTTTTTGGAAAAAAATGCCCAATTACCCTTTGACTGAACCTTTGCGAAGGGACTTCATTTTCGACGAAGAACAACAGGAGCAAATCATTGCTAAGTTGGTTGAACTTGAACCGAAAATGAATCAAGCGCAAGTCTATAGTAAAGCTGGTGGTGGCGCTCGCGAAGATCGCACCTGCTATAATGTGCCTTTCAGGTATACTGAATTCTTTGATGTTTCTATAGCACTGAGAGACTTTACTTTAGACTGGTATCCAGAAGCGGAGAATCCCAATCTCTGGTATACACAATTTGAATTTGTGCGATACCTCCCGCCAGCACAAACTTTTGTTAAGCATCAAGATGATAGGGAAGATAACCCACAACATGATCGACTGTACACCAGTGTTACGATGGTTGATAAATCTGATGACCTAGATGGCGGGATTCTAAGGGTATGGTTGCCTAATTCAGATATATCTATAGACGTAGATCTAGAACCATTTGAAACTGTCGTGTTTCCTGCTTACTTTTGGCATGAAGCGACTCCTGTGTTTAAAGGCAGGAGAGTTATAATGATTTCTTGGGGCGGGAGTCGACTCCCTCACCGTGAAAAAAGTGCTTGACATATTGTTCAAAATCAAGTATTATATAAATATGGTTGAGCGTTATACTGCTCAACATACTTTGAATACACTGTACATTTCAGACATACGGAGAAATACACATGGACTTAAACGCATTAAAATCACGTCGATACGACATCAATAAACTGGTTGCTGCTGCTCAAGAAGCAACTGGTGGTTCAACCGAACGTTCCGAAGATACCAATATGTGGAAACCAACTGTCGATAAGGCAGGCAATGGTTACGCAGTCATTCGATTCCTTCCTTCCGAAAACGAAGTACCATGGGTTCGCTACTGGGACCATGGTTTCAAGGGACCAACTGGTAAGTGGTACATCGAGAAGTCTCTGACTTCACTCGGTCAGCAAGATCCTCTTGGCGAATACAACTCCAAGTTGTGGAACTCTGGCAATGAAGAAGATCGAGAAACGGTTCGTAAGCAAAAGCGGCGACTCCATTATGTTACTAACATTTTGGTGATCTCTGATCCTTCTGCTCCTGAGAATGAAGGCAAAGTCTTCATGTATCAGTTCGGTAAAAAGATCTTTGACAAGATCCAAGACTTGATGCAACCACAGTTTCCTGGAGAGACTCCCGTCGATCCGTTTGACCTGTGGAACGGTGCTGACTTCCAACTGAAGATTCGCAACGTTGAAGGGTATCGTAATTATGATCGTTCCGAGTTTAAAGCACCTTCACCATTGTTCGACGGTGACGAGGTTCAACTGCAAGCAGCAGTTAACTCGTTACATGACATCTCTACCTTTGTCGATCCTGCGAACTATAAGTCGTTTGATCAACTTCAGGCAAAGTTGATGGAAGTGTTGGGCGAATCTGCTCATACTCCTCAACAGCAAGTAGCGATGGAAACAGTTGCTGATCCAGCACCTGCTCCAGTTGCTGCTGTTCCTGAGATCAAGGTAAGTGCCGCTGCCACTGCTGAAGAAGCAAGTGACGACGGAGACGAGGACGCTTTCTCTTACTTCCAGAAATTAGCGAACGCTGACTGATTGGGAAGACAGGGCACTTCGGTGCCCTTTTTTATTTTACCTTAACAATGTCGTAACCAACTGGAGAAGTTGTTTCGACTTTGTACACCTTCTTTTCTAGTGTAGTGAAACGAAATAAGCACTTGTCTTTGCTGACAATTGGTTTTCTTTTGCACTTAAATGTCTTAGGGTTTGCGCCAAATATTTTTGATCCGTCTTGACGTTCTTCGACAGGACCAGGAAAATAGATTGTGATCTCGTATCGGTCTATAAAGAGCGATTTGATCCATTCCCAAATTTTGTGATGTATTTTCATGTAAGTATTAGTATAAATACATCGTATGGACGAGAACCTGTTCGAAAAATACAAAGACCTTCTTGAGCAAGATGGTATCGAAGCACACTCTAAACTTTCGCAAGAGTGGTTTTACGACAGGATTCGCGAGATAAATAAAGAACCAGTGGATCGCCAAAGCATTGTCAGGAATCCACCGATTAAGATGGCGGCGAATCAGTTTAAAGGCAGGATGTACTTATTTCGCTACAATCCTGTTGGTAGGCAAAAAATGCCATACTTTGACAGGTTTCCTTTGGTGATTATGTTGGATATCTACGATGGCGGTTTTATGGGATTGAACCTACATTACCTCCCGATAGATTTGCGCCAAAGGTTGTTCTACAATTTACTTAATCGTGCAAGTCAAAGCGAGTTTAGATGGAATACATATTTGAAAATAGATTATGATTATCTAAAATCTAGAACGCAACTGAGAGCACATAAAGCATGCATCAAGCGATATCGTTACGATCAGATATATGGTAGAATGGCAAACGTGCCAGCGCCAGAATGGGAAGTTGCTGTACACTTACCACTCGCTTCATGGCGTAAGGCAGCAGAATCAAGAGTTTATAAAGACAGTAGAGAAATCGCTAGGAAAAGGACATGAGTTTTAGTACAAATACCCTTCGCGGAAGATTTGAACAAGAGAGCGGACCAGCATATATCAACCGATGGGAAGTCAAACTTCCTCTAGTGGCAGGTAGCACACCATCCGGCGACTTTGTAGATTTCCAACCTTCGCAACCTGTAAACGAATTATGCACCCAAGTTTCCTTGCCTTCTAAAACTCTTGCGACGTTAGATCGTCAGATAGGTCTAGAACCAATAAAGGTTGCTTCTGGGTACACTTTTAATGCAGTGTCAATGACGTTTTATCTCACTCAAAATTATGTTGCTCGAAAATATTGGCAAGCATGGATGGATAGGATAGTTAATCCTACGCCACCGTACACTGTCGGATACCGAGATAACTATGTTGAAGAAATACAAATTTCTCAACTAGATAAACTCGGCGCAAAGAAATACACAATAACGCTGGAAGGTGCATACCCTACAGCAATCAATGAAATTGAATTTAACAACCAACAAGCTGGCGCTGTTGGAGAATTGACTGTTACGGTAGATTTTAGTCACTATACAGTATCATAACATTATCGGAGAATATCATGGCGTTACCACGCATTAATGAAACTTTGAATTTTACTATGAATATCCCGTCAACGGGACAAAAAGTAAAATACAGACCCTACCTCGTAAAAGAAGAAAAAGTTCTACTTCAAGCATTCGAGTCGAAAGACCCCAAGACATGTCTCGAGGCGATGTGCGACACTATCACTGCTTGCCTAGATCCTTCTGAAAAAATTGTGGTACAAGAACTTGCGACTTTTGACATTGAGTATTTGTTTACACAATTACGTTCGAAGTCTGTAGGCGAGATGTCGACAATTTATATTCGATGCAAAGAATGCGAGCAATCAAACGAGTACCATATTAATCTTGAAGAATTAGAGATTCCTGTAGAGAGGGAAAAGAATATTATCAAAATTACTGATAGTATTTCAGTAGAGATGAGATACCCTACATTCAACTCTATGGTAGAGGGCGACGTCGACGGTGCTCGTAATGATGTTTCTGCTGCTATTGACCTAGTGGCAAAGTCAGTCACCGCTGTGATCACTGCTGAAGAGAGGATTGACACTTCCGATCTTGCACAACAAGAAGTAGTTGAGTTCTTAAACTCAATGACTGCTACACAAATAAAAAATATCACAGATTTTCTTCAAGAAAGTCCAGCACTAAAGCATACAGCAGAGTTTGATTGTATTAAGTGCGCCACGAATAACGTATTAGAACTGAAAGGGTTGTCTGATTTTTTCTGATAACCCTTTCCCATGATAATCTTGTAAACCATTACAAGACTAACTTCGCCCTGATGCAGCATCACAATTATTCGTTGACTGAGTTAGAAAATATGTTACCGTGGGAAAGGGAGATCTATATTACTCTCCTCACCGAGTACATTAAAGAAGAAAACGAGAAGGCAGAACAACGAAGACTGTCTAAAATGTGATATAAATAAAGGAAACCTAACTCTAAGAATAACAAATGGCAACCTTAGAAACCGTCGTAACAGAACTCAAAGAACTGAACGATTATTCAGACCTTCACCTCGATGCTCAGTTTGAGATATCTGACCGTGTAGGACAACTGTCGGAAAGAATGCAAGAACTGACCAGTGTCATGCTTACATTTATGAACACTGTCCCAGAAGCACTTTCTAGAGGGTTCCAAGATCTTATTCAAACAGAAGAAGGTATCGCAGAAAGGCAAAAGAAAGATGCTGATACTCGAGAAAGGTTAAGGCAGCGCGATGAAAGCGGTGATGGTGATGACGGAGAAAAGAAACCAGGAAAGATAAAGGGTGCGTTCTTAAAAGGATTCGAAGACGGAATGAACCCAGAAAAACTTGGGTTGTTCAAAGCAGTCGAAGATTTCGCATCAACCGTTGGAGAGTGGGCAGGTAAAATTGCTCTCGCTTGGTCTTTGTTTGCTGCTAAATTCCCCACACTTGCTGGTGGTATAACAAAAGCATTGACTGGCGCAGGTAAGTTGATATCGGGTGCGGGCAAGTTCTTGTTAAATAGCATCAAATTATTGGGAAAGGGACTGTTCTCGTTCCTGATGAGGATAGGCACAACTCTTATTCAAACCGTATTACCTGCGATTGGTTCTGCCTTGACCGCCACTCTAGGATTTATTAGTGCTACGGTCATGCCTATGATCACCGGACTCTTTACCGGACTCATGACCATGCTTTCCCCTATAGTCGCTGCTCTCGCACCGATATTGCTACCGATTGCTGCTATCGCTGCTGCTGTCACTGCTCTAGTTTCTGGTATTATGAGTTTCATTGAAGGATTCCAGAGTCAAGAAGGCACGTTGCTTGATAAAATATTTGGCGGCGTGGCAGGTTTCATAAAAGGAATCATGAAGATTCTTACAATCCCGCTGGACTGGATAAAAGACTTAATATCAGGAATATTAGGATTCTTTGGTTTCGATGGTGCCGCTGAAATACTAGATTCGTTCTCTATTACCGATATATTTGGAAGTATGGTCGACGCAGTAAAAGATTTTGTGATAGGACTGAAAGATGGTATCGTTGATGCCATAGTTGGGTTCGCATCTAAACTCAATCCACTTAATTGGTTTGGCGGTGACGACGAAGAAGAGGAGGAAAGCACAAAGCGTGGTATGGAGATACCTTCTGCGACTGACGATACCAACTTCAGCGAAGAAGGGCAAAGGCGACTCGACGAATTTACTGGGAAGAGGGAAACTAGTAAAACTGCTAAAAAAGTAGGTGGAGTGGTTGTTGAGGAAGATGGTGTTGCGCGAACGGATTTTTCAGAAGAAGAACTCAAGTACATAAACGCAGCGAGAACTGCATCCATTGCAATGGGAGGACCAGATCTTTTCCCACAGGCAGAAGGAGCAGAACCATCTGCTCAAGCATCTGAACCAACCAAAGTGCCCGAGAAACGTGGTCGAGTTATAGGAGAAGCACCTCCCGTACCAACCAAAGTTAGTAAAGAAACTGGTAAACGTGGTCGAGTTATAGGAGAAGCACCTCCTGCGCCCACTAAAATTAATACAGCGACAGGTAAGCGTGGCGGTATTATAGGGACGCCACAAGCTGGCGTATTTATGGGCGCATCGGGTAGTGATTTAGACGATGGTGAATACGATAATATCCAACCTGTAATTGATACTGACATCCAACCTCAAATAGAAGATCTTAAAACTTCTCCATTCGATGGGTTACTAGATCCACTGATCGAAGGATTTAATGACATCAAAGAGTGGGTCGGCGGTTTGTTTGACTTTGGAAAAATTAAAAAGTTAATCAAAGGTTTGTTTGAAGGATTCGGCATACCTCGCATAGAGTTTGACATACCTCTGGTCGGCAAAGTTGGGTTTGGTCCATTCTATCCATTCGCTCCGGAAAGTTCAGCTGATGTGGCAGGAGGTGTGCGTTCCTCAAGCGATACTGAGTTTATTGTTGATTCTGGTTCTGAGTACGATTCTAACGGCGACTCACAACGGATGTCGGGTCACACGAGTACAATTGAACAAGATAAAGTAGTCACTTCGGCGAACAGTTCGGAGCGCGAGTACAGAACTAACGAGCTCGGCGAGAAAGAAATCGTAGAGAAGACTAGTTCGTTAATCGCCAGTTTTGACGACGACAGTGCTAAAGGCACCGTCAGTATTGACACTGGTAAAACTATAGACAACCTAGTCACTGACGAGTTTAAAGAATTAGAAGATACCTACGAAAAATTTGATGTTGGTCCTAAAGTATTTGAAAAAGTTCTTCAAATGGTTAATGCTGGTTCTTCACCAGAACAAGTTAAAGAGTTCTTGCAAGATCAAGAGAAGTTTGCAACTAAGGTCAAGAACTTCTTCTCTTCAATGAACTTCACGTTTGAACCAAAAGAACCAGAGGAAACTCCGGAAGCGATGAACGGAGATGCTTTCTCTCCTGATATAGCAGAGGCAGCGCAACAGTTTAGTTATCCTGTAACTGATCCAGAGACGGGCGAACTGTTAGGAACTGCTAGCACCCCAGAAGAGGCAGCACAAATCGCCATGGAAACTGGTGGTAAGATCGAAAACGCAGTCAGCATTACGCCAAAATCTCCAGAGTTAGTTGGCGGTAATCAAGAATCTGCGCAGAGATCTAACGTCCTCGATATGGAACAGAAAAAAGCAGAAATGAATAAAGAACAAGAATCTGCTACGGCAGCTGGCAACGCTGTATTTGCCCCTACGCAAAACTCAAACGTAAGCAACAGTACAACTATAAACTCTGGTCCAATGCCTTCTCCAATGGATAAGAGCGATCGAACTGCTCGCGGGGCATATAGAGGAAGGAAACTCTAACTTTTCTTTTTCTTGAACGGAGCGAGCGGTTTTAGTTTCTTCAGTTTTCCTGGAGTCTTGTTGAGGATTTTCATTTTCGTCAACTCATCTTCAGTCCATATCGCGAATTTGTAACCATTATCTTTCGCCACCTGCTCTGCTGCTTCCCACTTGTTGCGGTTTTTAATATATGCGAATGCTTCGTTGAGTGAGCGTTTGCTACGAGGGTTCTTAGACTTGGGCGGTTGAGTTTGCTTTTTAGGTTTGACCTCTACTAGCAATACGTTTCCGCTTTTGAACTTAATCCAGAAGTCAACGTGATATTTGTGCCACCTTTTGTCGACGTCGTAGTAGTATGGTATGATAAAATCTTCGCTGTTCCATTTGGCAACTTCGGAGTTATTGTCCAACCAAATCATAACTGATTTTTCCCAGTTAGACCTGTACACGACCTCCTCAAGATTCCCTTTGTACTTGCTGGGGTGTTTTACTGTGTACTTCCCCTTGTAAGTCCTCGGCATTGTATATAAATAACTGAAATAATAACAACCTTATTTATCAACGAGAGTGTTTTCATGGCTAAATTTCCAGTAAAGGACGAGGGATATCCTTCTGAAATACGGTTCACCCTAGTTGACGAAACTGATGCGCCATTGTCCACAGTAGTCAACCTATATTTCCCTGCTGGTGCTTTATATGCTGACCGCGTTCAATATGAGAACGTAGAGACGGGCGTAGCAGGCATGACGGTAGGTGGTTTTGAAGGTAGTTTTACTGATGCTCTGTCAGACCCTAAACTTGCTGAAATGATAGGTACTGAAACCATAAAAAAGTTTATGCCGAAAGTAGGTCAATCAGTACAGGATAGAACTAAAGTTGCGCCAAACCCAAACACTCGTGCCTTGTTTAAACAGGTTAGTCTGCGTTCATTTCAGTTTAACTTTAAATTGATCCCCACTAATGCTGCTGAATCCCAAGCGATAAAAGACATAATCAAAATTTTTAGATTAGAAATGTATCCAGAAAGTCTTGGGGGAGGGGAAGTAAAAGGAACATCCCTTGGTTATAAGTTCCCGAATCGTTTCCAAATAGAAATGTATTACAACAATAAACTATCGCCTCTCGCGCCCAAGGTCGCTCCTTGCTATATCGAAGCATTTAGTGCAGCATATAATCCAACTGGACAAAGTTTGGTGCAAGAAAATGGGGGAGACGTAGCATTCTTAGAAACCGATATAAACATAACGCTGACCGAATCTAGAACGCTAGATCGTAAGTCAATCGAGGAAGGATTCTAATGAGCAGTTATTTCAAAAAGTTTCCGGAAGTACTGTATAAGTTCGGCAATAACGAAACATCCACAAGGTTTCAAAACATAAGTGTTTATATTGACATCCTAGATCAAATAAAAGAATATGTCTCGTTTTATCAGAACTATCAAATTCAAAACAGCGAAAGACCTGACCAAGTTTCTTTCAAACTTTATGGTACGTCAGACCATTACTGGACGTTCTGGTTGATGAATGATCACCTGAGAGAACAACATTGGCCAATCGCTAACTCTCAACTATATCGGAGAGCGCAAGAATACTATCCGCATTTATCAGTGCGTACGACTGGTACTGTGAGTTTGATACAACTAGGCGAAGATTCAGAACCAAACAAACCGTTGTCTCGATCTGCTAGTTTCAAAGTTGGAGCATATGTATGGTTTGAACAAGACAAAAGAGCAGGTCAAATAGTACGAATAGATCAAGACTTGGCGTTACTTCATATCGACTTTAAAGGCACTCCGTTTCCAACGATTACTGATGGTGTGTTGCCAGGAATTAATACAGGCAGTCTTGTCACTATTGACGAAGCTTCTGCGAAATATATCATAGCAGGAAATTATAATTTCACGCCAACAACTCAGTATGAAAGAACGACTAATGTTCAAACTTATCGCCAGTACGATGCCCCGCATCATTACGAGGATGCTAATGGAAACTGGGTGCAACCAAGTTATTCAGAAGATGCACCTTATCCTTTTATATGGTCTAGTGTAGATACCAGAAAATCTGTATCATATTTCGAAAGATTGAGGGAAACCAACGACGAGTTGCGTTCGATAAAAGTTATTAAACCTGATGTTATAAGTCAAGTTCTGACTGAATGGAATGCCTTGTTGACTGCGAGATCATAACATGGTACAGAATGTACAACAAGAATACGTCATTACGAAAGCAATAATCAGCGCAGATCGTCTGAGCGATGACTATGACGTTAAACAAATGATCGCCGAAATAAATTTTTTCGAAGATTTAGAAAAACCTTATGTTACTGGGCAAATATTAGTATTTGACGACCTTGGTGTATTCGACGAAATAAAGTTGAAAGGCACTGAGCAAATAGACTTGAGTATTCAGATTCCGGAAATACCTCAAGCAAAGGTAGACATAAAATTTAATATCGTCTCTATCGTTCAAGTTCAAAAATTGAGTGAACGCAGTGAGATGTATCACTTGAATTTAATTGCTCCGCATGCATACAAAGATCAGTTTATAAAAATTTCTCGTTCTTACACTGGTAAATTAGAAGACATATCTGAGTCCATACTAAAAAACCACTTAGAAGTGCGAACTGATAGAAACTACATGGACGGGCAAAAAAGTAAGCAGTCCCCTGTAAGAATTATTACGCCATACATTAGTCCTTTAGAATCAGTTGAATGGTTAATGGATAGAGCAACAACTAAAATTGGTGCACCCTTTTATGCATATCAAACGATTTATGACCAACAATTAAATGGCGGTGAAGACGTTATTCGTTTTGGTAATCTAGAGGATATGTACAAAAAAGAAGTATGGAACGAAGATCTTCCGCTACTATATTCTCAGGCAAGAGGACAATCTGCTGGCGGAGCAGACATCTCAAAGCAGGCATTTATCGTAAAGAAAATATCGTTTGAAAACATACAAGACACGTTAAAACTGGCAGCAGAAAGTTCTGCTGGTGCTATGATGAGTTCTTATGACGTGTTCAGTAGTCAAAGATATTCTAGGCATTTTGGTGTGACCGACCTCATAGAGAAGATGGACAATGAAGGTGGTATGATGAAGGGAGGCAAACAAAATGTGTTTGATGACGAACAGAAACTTACTATCGACAACGAGACTAAAACGCTCGATGAGTTTGATGCCCGTTATATAAACCTCGTAACTTCTTTTGGCACCTACGGATACAGGAATAGTTATCACGATGTGTTCGATCAGTCAGAAGCACTCAACAAATTAAGGCATTATGCTGTAAAAAGTCTGTTCAATAAAAATATGATTGATTTGATATTGCCAGGAATTTCATTTTGGTCTCAACTAGAGAACGGTGCTTCTGGTGTTACTGTCGGCGACTTGGTAAAAATCAATTTTAAAAACACCAATGTTGAAACAGCAGGTGACGAAGAGTTTAATAAAGATTTGTCAGGTACATATCTAATACATAAGTGTAGAAATGTATTTAAGTCAACCACCCATGAAGTTGCTGTATCTGTAACTAAAGTTGCCGACCTTGATGGAGGTTCTGCGTAATGAAGACTTGGGAGAATGAATATTACGGAGATAATGTACGTTGGTTTGTTGCTAACGTAATTGATAATACTCCTCCCTACGGATTAGAGGGACGAGTAAAGATTCGCATACACGGCATCCACACTGACATTGCTGATGAGTCTGGAATCCCTCAGCGCGATCTTCCTTGGGCGCAAGTTATGAATCCTGGTGATACATATGGCGTGTCTGGATTAGGAACTAGCACCATGATACTTCCTGGTGCACTAGTTTTCGGATTTTTCTTAGACGGTGCTACTTCTCAGTTGCCACTGGTTTTGGGTTCGCTTCCTCGTATCGAGTTTCCGACTACGGTACAAGCATCTAATCGTGAAGATATGGCAACCAATCCATTCACGTATTCGTTTCAACAATCTAATGCGGACGCTATTGACCCAGAGGTGCAAAATTCTGGTCCAGCGTCAGCAGGAGATGTTGCTAGATACTTTATAGATAATGGGTTTAACGCAAAACAAGCATCTTCTATTACAGGTGTTTTGCAAGAGGTCAGCGGATTAGATCCTACGCAAACTGGGAACGGTATAGGTATCGCTGGATGGCAACCTAACAGTCCTCGGTATCATAGATTTTATGCTTATATCAGTCGATTAGCGCCAACTAGAGACGATAAAGATTTTGAGGGGCAGTTACTATATGTTCTTCACGAACTAAAAACTGCTCGTTCAATGGCCATGTCTAAAGTCTTGCGCGCACGCGAGATAGAAGGCAACTTGTATGGAGAGAAAGTTGACGGTATTGAAGAAAAAGGTAACGGACAGGTCGCGCAACTAGTTAAATATTATGTTGACCCTAGGACTGCTTGTAGCGTTGGTGGTGCTATAGGCAAGGCGAAAGGAATTTACGGAGGACTTGGAGCGAGATAATGCCAACTATAAACCTCAGCGAAATTAATCAGTATATCAAAAACTTTTTGGATCGTATTGGGTTACGAGAACTTGAAGCAATCCATGCTGAGAGAATTAAACAGTGGTTGATTGAAAACCTATCAAACATTGGGCGATACTCAGTAAGGGATTTTGAGCGATTTGGTTCTCTAAACTCTTTAGGAAAAGCATATAACGACGGTCGACCAGTACATAAAGACCGAGCAGACGGTTGGGTCGCACTTACTGAAGAAGTGCCGGATATTGATCACCTCACCTATGGTACAGGCATGCTGTATATTCACGGTGAGATGGAAATGCCGTTATGGTGGCAGCAACAAGGCGGTCAACCAGGAGACCACATGTACGAGGATGAGTTTAAT